GTAACGACTAATGAACCACCGCTTGCTGTAACAACGTCACCGTTGAACAAGTTGTAGCCATAGTTTGAAGCGATAGGAATGAGTCTGGTAGAACCAGAAAACACTCTACCACCAGACAGGCTTACAGGCTTTAGACCGTAAGCTGCAGGAACGATAGGATATGCCATTTAAAAAACTCCTAAGTTTATTTAGTACCTAAACCAAACCCGTTACCTCTGGAACTTGTTGACTGGCGTTCAGAAAACAATTTGCCGTATTGAGGCGCGGACTGGTTCTTCAAAAAGTTATTGTCTACAGACTCCATCTGAGACTGATTTTGCCTTTGATAGTACTCATCCATTGCTTTAACGCGTTCTGTAGGCATCTTGCATAGCATTAGGCCTCCAATTTCTACGTTACCGTTGGCGTTTCCTTCAAGCATCAGCTCGGGATGGTCAGTTGCCTTCACAGGTTCCCAACCGTCTCTGCGTTTTCTAGACACATTGGTTGGGTCCGCAACGCTCATTACATGGGTAGCAATCCAGCGGAAAGACATACCTGGTATGGGTGTTGGATCTGGCAACTTACTCGATGGTGTGTACACATATCGAGCTTCTTTTTCGCGTGTTACATTGTCACGGGGGGTACGATTATCAGCCATTTTGATTCTCCAATTTTTGAGCTTCTGCGTAATACAGTTTAGGGTCGAGTTTGTATTTTTTAATAAGCGCCGCCTGCGTCGGTGTCAGTTGTACTTTTTTGGTACCTGTCGACCGAGTTGATGGTGCCGTTACCGAGGGCGTCTTTTTTGGAGGATCGGCTGAAGCCATAGCCTCTCCAAATATTTCAGGAAAGGTCTTTTTGATGCGAGAGTCTATAGTCTCGTAGTACTGATCTGTGCGAGGATCAACCCCGGAGTTCACTAGCTTTTGATGCAGTCCTAGTGCAAAACTGGTTATTTCTTCAAATCCTGGTTGTCCCCACCACTGGTTTTTTGCTTGCCAGCGCAAGAGCTTTTCATCGCGGTATGGTTCTTGGACTTGTTGTGGAGCCGAATATACATCATTTTTTTCGACTTGTAAAGGGGTTGGACGAAAATTTTTCGTAGCCTCCACTTTCATCTTGGCTTCAGTAAGCGCCTCTTGCGCCGCAATAATCGCATCCGTATCGAAAGCTTCTTGTGCTGCTTTGTACTCGCGACGCGCTTTGTCAAGCTCTGCTTCCGCCGCAGTCTTGGCCATTTGCGTGTATTGCTCAGTGCCAGTATTGACATATTGTTTGAGACGTTTATTCTCCTCAACCAACTGCTGAGTAATTCTGTCTAACTCTTGACGTTCACGTAGAGCCGCTTCTTTAGCGCGTCTCTCGTCATGTCTTGCATGAGTCAGCTCTTTAATTCTTTCTTGAGCACCCTTTGTGTACTGGTTGATTTCTTCATCTGTTGGATCCAGTACTTCTCGATCTAAAGGTTTGCGACCTTTATCACGATCCGGTATGTCGTCAATGATTTCAATTTCAAAATCATCATCGTTTGTCTCTTGGGGTTTTCCCTTATCTTTGTCGTCAATTTCATCAGGGAACTTGAAATCTTCGCCTTTAAAGTCTGCCATTGTTTTTTCCTTTATGCGCGGGTTATTCCGCGGGGATCATCTACAACGCCGTCAACTTGATCATCATTGATGAACCGGAATTCGTTGCCGTAAATTTTGAAACGCGTACCTGCATAGGTACGTACCATGATGAAGTCACCTTCCTTGCACCAAGCACCACTAGGGAACTTGGCTTTGTCCTGATACGCATCTGGCCCAACCTTTAGAACAAACAACACGGTGGTCGCATGGTCTTCTTGTTTGGCATAGAAATCAGGACGCTCTAGATCGAGTTCAGTACCATCAATCTTTTTAGAGACTTGTGGCACGCTACAAAGCAACCGATACCCGGATGGGCTAGGAAGCATTGTCGCTTTCTCCTCGTCTTTCTCTGGTGGTTTAGTAATTTGTTCAATTACCTCCATCGTAGGTTTGAGCTTTAAACGCTCAGGGAGTATGAGTTCACTCATCAGATTTTTCCACCTTTTCTAGCAGGTCAAGTAATAAACCCTCTGCGATGGCTAGACCCGAAATCACCCCACAGAGTTTTTGATATTGATCAAAATTTTGGCACTGACCTGTTGCTAGATCGTCAGCGTAATCGTTCATTTGTTTGCGTATTTGGTTGCGCAGCGCACCTGCGAAGTTTTGGATCATTTAGGTGGATTCTCCTTTGGTTTGTTTAAAGTTGCAGCATGCTTGACCAAATCAAGCCCTTGAGCCATCGTCTGCAGTTTCTCTTCGTGTTTTAGATTAGTGCCGTGTTTCATTAGCTCCATGCCCATATCTTGCTGTCTTGCTTTGATTTGAGCGGATTTCTCAAGCCCCTGCATTTGAATACGCTTGTCATCCATTTTGAGTTTGCCCGCTTTATCCATTGCTTGTACTTGAAGTTTTTTGTCCTCCATTGCCATACGCGCTTGGAACTCTTGGCCTTTGAGTTGCAACTCTTGTTGACGTAATTGAAGTTCTTGTTGTTGCAACTGGAACATAGGATCTTGCTGTTGTTGCTGAGCTTGTTGTTGCTTGGCTTGCTGTTGGTGCATCATTAAGACTTGGTTGGCGGCCTGTGCCATCATTCCAGACATCTGACGCTCAACTTGCGGGGGCATTGCCATACTGTCATCATTGGGGTCTTGTTCAGGAATTGCTATACCAAGTTGTGCTTCAATTGTTTTCTTGTACTCAAACCCTGCGTGTTCAGCAATATGAGACATCATTGCACCTTGAATCTTAGGTGCGTTAGGGTTTTGTCCAATCAGCGCCATTATTGTCGGGTCTTGCATCATTGCCATATGAACGGCAATATGCGCCTGATGATCTTGGTATACAAACGCTTTGACCGGCTCCATCTTGAGAACGGCTTGGTTCTCTGTGACAGGATCTTTTGGTCTCATATCGTCTGGTAAAGGCACGAGCTTATCAGCACCTTTAATACCCATTACCTCTAGCATACGCCTATGAAGTTCCGGCATATCGTAAATATCTGGCGCCATCTGCGCCATCTGTATCACAGCTTGGTACTGCACCACGCGTTGTGACATGGTCGCCGCATTAGGATCACTGACTGGAACAATATCTACATCATCATAATCAGACTGCTTGGCAGACTTTGAACCATACTCAGGTTCGTACTCGTAGTCAACAGGCGTGTCTTCTTTAATAAGTGCGGCAAGCAGTTTTAGTTCTTGCTTGAACGCATAGTGCATACGTGCTTGCACCGCTGTCATTACTTTTAACTGGCGCTCAAGAAGTGCCAAGGTAGTACCGACCGGAGCCTGGCTAGACATATCGCTGATCTGCATATCAGCGGTTGCAGCAAACCTGCGTCCTTCTTCAACGATTTTGTCGAGTAATCCGGCTAAAACTGCGCTGGGTTCTTTGTATGGAAGGGGGAGGATGTTGTCTCTTAGCGGACCCGACGCAATATCAACGTCCCGGAATTCTCCTGGTGCAATGGGAGTGTCATCACCCTTAATGCGAAGCCCACGCGATTTAAGTCCTCCGGGCAGGTTAGAAAGAGTTCCTGCGTCCACCAGTTGACGCATAATCGAGGTTGCTGATTTTGCAAATCCGCCAATGAGGTGAAACAGTCCGAAGCCGTAGGCTCCAAATCCGGGGATGTACTGGTAGTGGACGAAGTGTTGGCGTTTGCGTCTATTTTCATCGTCTTCCTTCCAGTTGCGCCGAATTGACAAGACATTGTTGCTTCCTTTAACAAAAGTTACAACGTATGGTAACGCAATCCCTGTTTGTTCGCCATTGTTATCTTTGTCTTCGTAGCCTTTTAAATCCAGGTCAACGTGAACTTCATAAATTACATAACGATCATCATTTAAGTCATTGAATCCGGTCTCTTGATCCTTGGCTTTTTGTATGTCATCGCGCAGTTGTGTTGCGTCTGGGAGTTCAAAATCTAAATAAAAACCTGCTTTTTGCAGCTTGCGTATGTCGTTTTTTGTCTTGCGCATCACGTGCGTCATGCGGTAGCACGTGTCCATATCGGTCGTACCGTAAGGCAAAATTACATCTTCTGCAGGTACAAACGTGGATGTTTGGCGCCCTAGAGTTATATCATCATACACTTTTTTAAACGCTGACCCTGTTGCGGGTAAGCTCCATAACATGCGCTCGTGTTCCGGTCTGAACTCAACCATTACTTCGGTCAGTTCATAGTTCATGTCATCTTCTACCCGGATGGCAGACTCTTTTTTGGCGGGTGTTTCTTTGCCTATTAATTTAGTGCGAACGGGGCCTTGGGCGGGAAACATCTCGGTGATCGTTTCACTTTGGAATCGCACTACGGCTTCAG